TATCACAATTTTGAAAAGTTTGGTGGCTTGCCATCAACAACTTCATACGGCACAAGCCCAACTGGTGATGTTAAATTTACCACAACAGGGTCAGCTGCCGCAGGTGATGCGTATCAAGTAGTTCTGAGGGTGGCTAAAGAGTATTAAGGAGGATTCGAATGGCTCAAGTATCTTCAATCAGTCGGGTTGGGACTACAGAGCCATTCGAGCTCCAAATTTCCAGAAGCCAAATACCATATCACAGTTCACTTTTCAAATACGGATACAATCCGAACATTATTAATGTGAATGAAACCATCTGGGATGCAGGTGGAATCTACGCATATCCTGCTTCAGCTGTTGCTATGACTGTTACGAGTGCTAGTGGAGCGGCTGATTCAGGCGTGACTGGCATAGTTTTTGGATTAGATGCTAATTATTTAGAAGTTTCTGAGGCTTTCACACTAGATGGCTCCGGAACATACACCACTACACAGACTTTTTTACGTGTATACAGATCTTACATCACTGGAGCAACCAACCCTACAGGAAACATCACAATCGCCAATGGAGGGACAACCTACGCCCAAATAACAGCAGGTGAAAATCAGACTCTGATGGCTGTTTATACAGTTCCCGCAGGAAAAAGCCTTTATGTTTATCAAGGTGTGGCCACTCACGGCACAGCAACATCAGGTGGCGTTTTCATGACTGTGCGTTTCATGGTCAGGGATTTTGGGGAAGTTTTCAGGACAGCGGTTAAAGTTGATGTCTCAGAAGGCGAAATACTTTATCCATTTGCTCAACCTCTGAAGATTTCTGAGAAATCAGATGTCGAGGTCAGAGCCATTTGTAACAAAAATCAGGCGAATGCTGTTTCAGCCTCGTTTGACGGAATAATTGTCGAGGAGTCTTTATAATGGCTACTTCAGGAACAGTCGCATTCAGACCAGATGTTGAAGAAATAATCGCCGAGTCTTTTGAGCGAGTCGGAATGGACGCTCAGAACATGACAGGCTATCAGGCTCTTGCTGCTCGCAGAAGCCTAAATCTTTTATTTAGTGAATTTGCAAACAGAGGCATAAACTACTGGGCAGTTCAAAACAACACTCTATCTCTGGCCCAAGGCACAACGACCTATACACTGCCTGTTGGCACAATTGATCTCATTGATGTTGTTATAAGAGAAAGTGTAGGTGGAACACAAACAGACACAGTTCTTCCTAGAGTTAGCATCTCTGACTATAACCAGATACCGAACAAAACAACTCAGGCCAAGCCAAGCCAATACATGCTTGACAAGCAATACACGCCAGTGCTTTATGTTTGGCAAGTCCCAGACAATAATAATTACAGCCTTGTTTATTGGTCAATCAATCAACTTGAAGATGTAACTGCATCAAATCAAGACGCAGACATACCATACAGGTGGAATGATTGCATTTGCGCAGGGTTGGCTAGCAAGTTAGCATTGAAATATCAGCCTGACAAATTCAACCTTTTGAATCAAGTTTACGAAAGATCATTTGAATTTGCGGCATCAACAGACAATGATGGGGTGACATTGAGAGTTCGCCCAACAGGATTGAATTTAAGTTAATGGTAGCAGTCAAAAGAGCAAGAGGAAAAAGATCTTTCGCGATAGGTGATCGCTCAGGATTCAAAGTTCCTTATACCTCACTCAAGACAACTTGGGACGGACTGCGTGTTGAGCCTGAAGATTGGGAACCTAAACACCCCCAACTTACTCCTGCTAAGAATGTAGTTGATGCTACGGCACTTTTTGATCCAAGGCCAGGAAACAATCAGCAAGAAGATGCTCAAGTTTTCATAGGCTACAATTACGATCCTTTTTTACCGATTCAACAGAGGCCACCAGTTGGTGTTCCGTCATTTGGGGTCGTTGGCAATACATTTTCCCCAGAGATAGATTTACAAGTAACTGGCGTAGCAGGCACAGGTGCAACAGGAACAATAACTGAATTTGAAACAGATGTTGTTGGCGTAGCAGGAACAGGTGCACTTGGTGTTTATGCATCTGAATCAGAAATAACTGAGACAGGCGTAGCAGGAACAGGTGCAACAGGAACTGCTGTTCCTAACATTGTCATATCTGTCCCAGTCACAGGCTTGGCAGGAACAGGTGCTCTAGGAACATTCTCAACAGCCACAACAGTCACAGGCTTGGCTGGCATTGGAGCTCTGGGAGCATTCACTCTTGAATCAGAAATAATTGAGACAGGAGTCGCAGGAACAGGTGCACTCGGCACTACACTTGAAGAGTCTGAGATAGCCGAAACAGGCGTAGCAGGCACAGGTGCAGTGCACATCCTTGGTGAGTCTGACGGAAGTAGCGTAAGAGTCCAAGTTGATGGTGTTGTTGGTGTGTCTGGCATAGGAACAACAGGTAACGAAGTTGCCGTAGCTGAGATAACTGAAACAGGATTAGGTGGAACAGGTGCCATCGGAACAGCTGAGCCAGCCCAAGGATGGGGACAAGGTGGCTGGGGCGAACAAGGCTGGGGGTATGGAATATGAATTATACACAATTAGTCGCTAATATACAAAACTTTATGGAAGATGACTCAACAGAGTTGTCAAACTCCATCGATCAAATTATCGCTCAGGCTGAAGAGATGATCTTTCAAAGATTGCCAAGCCTACCTTGCTACAGACAGAGCTCCCCTTTAGCAACAGTTGATGGTCAGGCTGACTATACAATACCGAATGCGAGGATGATTAGGCAGATTGATATCCTTTCTGCTTCTGGTATTTCTTATCTGAATCACAGAATTGACTCTTATTTGCGTGATTATTGGCCTGATGCCACAGCCACAGGAACACCTGTGATGTATAGCACAAAGTCTGCTAGCACAAGCGGAATAACTGTGACTCTTGCTCCAACGCCAAATTCCATCATAATAACTAATGTTGATTTCATAGCACCTGAAACTGGGCTTTCTTCAGGAAATTCAAACAGTTGGATAGGTGATCATGCGGAGGCAGTGTTACTTTCTGCTGCACTTTATGAAACTTCTGCTTTTCTTAAAGCACCAGAAACGCTAAACTTATACAAGGGACAGTTTGATGAGGCTGTGCAACTGTTCCAGCAAGAAATGGCACGGAACTACACAGCTGAATATAACGGAGGCATCTAACAATGGCTATTACCCAAGCAATGTGCACCAGTTTCAAAGAGGACTTGTTTCAAAAAGAACAAGATCTTGATACTGATACTATTAAGATTGCACTTTACACTTCTTCTGCGACTTTGGACGCATCAACAACTGCATATACTGTAACAAACGAAGTCAGCGGAACAGGCTACTCAGCAGGTGGCGTAACTCTGACAGGAGCGACAATCGGCACGAGTGGCACGACTGCTTATGTTGATTTTGATGATCCTGAGTGGACAACTGCATCATTCACTACTGCTGGTGCTTTGATTTATAATGACACGACTGCTGGTGATAATGCAATTGCTGTTTTAAGTTTTGGCGGTGACTTCACTGTAACAGCAGGAACTTTTCGGATTGTTTTCCCTGCTCCAGGAGCAGCAGCAATAATTCGGATTGATTAAAAAGAGGATATTGACCCATGCCTAGCACTTATTCAACCAATCTACGACTGGAACTCATGGCTGATGGCGAAAAGTCAGGCACATGGGGAACAATAACCAACACAAATCTAGGGACGCTTCTTGAGCAAGCAGTTACAGGAGTCGCCTCCGTAACGCATAATGACTCAGCAAGTTACACCTTGACCACAAACAATGGCTCGACTGATGAGGCTCGTAACGCTGTTGTGCTTATGACTGGCACTCTTACAGCTGCGAGGGAAGTCATTGTTCCTGATGTTGACAAAGTTTATATCTTCAAAAATGGAACTAGTGGTGGTTATGACCTGACATTCAAAACTTCAGGTGGATCAGGAGTAACAATCCCAAATGGCAGAGCAGCAATTGTTTATGTTGATGCCTCAACAGGAGCTGTCAATGCTATTGACGATGGTTACTTCACCGACTCTATTTTCATAGAAGGCACAGGAACAGGAAACTTCATCACAGCAGAATCAACCAATGCTGGCGCAACTTCTGGACCAGACATGAAGATGTATCGGAACTCTGCTAGCCCAGCAGATGGTGATGCAATTTCAAAAATTGTTTTCCACGCTAACACCGATGATGGTGCTGGGGGTGTTTCTGTATCAGATGTTGAATATGCGAACATCGCCGTAACAGCACCAGAAACAAACGAAACAACAGGTGAGGCTGGCAAACTTACAATCAGCCTAAAAAGAGGTGGCACAACTCAAAGTTATATTGAGATTCAAGGTGGCACAAATTCAGACTCTGACAACGACTCGATCATTTTCAAAACTGGTGGCACAGCAGCAATCACAATTGATAACAGTCAACTTGTCACAACTAGTGCAGGCTTAACAGTCGGAACGAACCTAGATGTTTCCAGCGGCACAATCAAGCTAGATGGTAATTATCCAACAGGCACAAACAATGTGGCGTTAGGGGATGGTGCGTTAAATGCTTCTGTCACTGGCACAAGAAACACTGCATTAGGTAATGTAAGCCTAGCGGGGTTGACTTCAGGCTCACATAATATCGCTATTGGAGACAATGCTGGTAATGATATTTCATCTGGCAGTAATAACGTTGCAGTTGGCAGTGCTAGTTTAGATGCGGCGACAACAGCGTCTAATAACACCGCCGTGGGCTACCAAAGTCTTTCCGATAATTCTTCAGGCACAGATAACGTTGCTATTGGGGCTAATGCTGGTGATGATTTAACCACAGGCAGTGATAACGTTGCAGTCGGGTCAAACGCTTTAAGTGGCGTGGTAACGGGAGACAACAACGTTGCTATTGGTCGAATAGCATTGAGGGAAAATAGTTCAGGTGCTCAAAACACTGCTGTTGGGTCTAACGCACTACTCTCCAACACCACCGCATCCAACAACACAGCCGTGGGTTATCAAGCTGCATATAGTAATACTACTGGCGCAAACAACACAGCAATCGGCTATCAGTCACTTCTTGATAACACGACAGGTTTTTCATTAGTAGCTGTTGGTCATACTTCTCTGGCTAATAATACCACAGGCTACGAAAATGTGGCGGTTGGAGTAGCTACATTAAGGGATAACACCACAGGACTTAATAATATAGCAGTTGGAGGTTCTGCACTTCTTTCCAACACCACCGCCTCCAACAACACAGCGGTTGGTTATCAGGCAGTTTATGCTAATACCACAGGAACTCGTAATACGGGGCTTGGTTCGGGCGTTCTTCTTGATAACACCACGGGTAATAACAACACCGCCATTGGCTGGAACGTCCTTGCAAACAACACAACGGCCTCGCACAACGTGGGTATTGGTGCTGGTGATGGGGCAACCTATAACCCTGCTCTGGCAGCAAACACCACGGGCCAATATAATACCGCAGTTGGCAACGGCTCATTAGGCTCCAACACCACCGGCCCTAGTAACACGGCAGTTGGTTATCAGTCGCTTTATTCAAACACTACTGGTCAACTTATAACTGCGGTTGGGTATCAAGCTCTTTACGCCAACTCCGGCGACACTTACAGCACTGCTTTAGGAGCAAGAACGCTCCAAAGTAATACCACTGGTTTTGAAAACGTAGCCGTTGGTGACTTGTCGTCAAACTCCAACACCACGGGCGGATACAACGTGTCCGTGGGAAATCGGTCTTTACAGTCTAATACTACCGCCTCTAACAATACGGCTGTTGGTCACAGTGCTTTAAATGCAAACACCACCGGAGTAAGCAACACGGCCATTGGCAAGTCTGCTATGGCGTCAAACACTACCGGCTTGGGCAATACTGCTGTTGGCCTTCAGGCTCTAGACGCCAATGTCTCGGGAAACTACAACGTCGCTATCGGCCAAGACGCCCTTGGAGCAAACACGGCGGATAATAACGTCGCTGTCGGCATCAACGCCATGCAGCTCAATACCACGGGCACGAG